GCTGGGCGGCCTGTCCGGAACACTGGTAAAACCGTCCGTCTGGCGTGTCCAGATAAAACCAATGGTACTTTTCTGCAACTGCTGCATCCACCTGGCTTTCGTGAATCCACCAGGGCGATTGTACATAAGCGGGCGTCACGGCAGGAGAAATCCCTGCATGGTTTTTCTCTCCTTTCGGCCCTGTGCCAAACTCCACATAAGGTGCATAGCTTTTATTGGTGAATACGCTCCCCATCACTTTTTCTTCGGAAACCTCCACCAGAGTCCGGATACTCTGTCTTAATTCGCCCGCATCCACTGGACACAATTGCCTTGCTTCTCTTTGTATCATCTGGCAGGAAGCGCCAACTGCCTTTTCCATTACCTCTGCCGCCACCTGGTTTCCCAGCTCTCCATACTTCTTCATCAATTTATCAAGTCCCTGAATCCCGCCTGCCATCAGATTTTTTCCACCTCCAATGTCAAAAACCGATATGGATAAACCGCAACGACCCGGTAATCCGGCTTTTCTCCGCCATCTTCCAGGCTGATCCCGTCATTGACCGTGACGGAAAAATCGCTGTTCATTACGTACTCCATCTTTCCTGTCGGGCCTGTACTTTCCCTGTACTCTCCTTGCAGACGAAGGTTCCGGATTCCAGGAAGCCGGATTCCATACATCTCCGCCTGCAACCTGCCTCCGCCCGGCCATGTTTCCGCAAGAAACGGAGAAGGACTGCCATACTCGGTATAGCTGTTTCCCTCCCCATCCTTTTTGGGAATCGCCTTATAATGGCTGCATTTCTGCAGCCGGTTCCTTTTTAGCCTCATATGTTCGACCTCCCACTCTTGCCAGGCGGTACCGGTCCAGCATGTCATAAATATGCTTTGGCGCCTGCTCGAAGCTGTAGCTTTCCCCGCCTCCGCTCCGGCTGGCCTCTCCTTCCGTCCCCATCCGGTTCAGGGCAACAACAACCAGATCCCGGACGGTTCTCTCCAAGCCGGGGACCAACTCCGTCCGATTTGTATAGGACAGTACAAAAGACTTGGCGTCCTCGTAAAGAATGAGGAGCAGTTTTGCATCCTGCTCCCCGGTCATTTTTTCCAGCTTAAGAAGCTCATCCATTGGCATTCACGCTCTCAAGGGCTTTCATTAACTCTTCCTTTGTCAGGACATCGCCGCCGGTGATTCCCATGGCCTTTGCCTGCTCCCGGAGCTCCTTAAGGTTCATCCTTGAGAGGTCCGGCCCACCTTTCTCCTCCTTGGGAGTCCTTGGAGCCTCCGCCATCTCACAAAAGCCCATACTCTTAAGTTTCGCCGCATCTTCCGTAGTCATTGCGATGCGCTCCACATTATCCTTCTTAAATCTCACTCCTGTCACCTCCTATGCCGTCGGCTTTGAATCCTTAATGTTCACAAAAATAGAATTCATCTTGTTATCAAGTACCCAAATATCGTGATACCGGCGGTAATTCATCTTCCATGCGTCCGCATCCTGGTTCTGATCCGGGGCGAAAATCTTCATCTTATCCTGCTTTGTGATGGCAATAGGAGTGGTTCTCGGAAGAATAATGAAATTCACGTCCAGCGCGCTGTCCCCCTTCGCATAGCCGCCTTTCTTCTGGCCGTCAGTCTTGCCGTCATAAATCGTAATCGCTGAATACATGCGGTTCTGCGGGGTCGAGATTAACGGTACGTTGTCAATGGCCGGAACCTTGGTGTTGATTCCGCCCTTTGCAAAATCAACCGCTGTAATCTTTCCAGCCATGACAATTTCCAGCTCCAGAAGCACGTCTGAGGTTGCATGGATAACCAAGGGGCCGTTGTAGCCGTTGTCGCGGACTGTCGCGATGCCTTCCTTTAATTTCCGCAGGATGGTCCCTTCTGCCGGGGTATACCCGTACTCGACATACTTTCCGGATTCATAACCAATTGCTTTCGTTGCAAGGGCGGAAAGCCGGTACGCGTCAATCTCAGGAATCACCTGCTCTCTCTGGAAAATCGCCATAACAGAAGACGCCGTTGGAATAAAGGCTGCCTCGTTAATGTCCATGGCATCAAGCTGGAACTTCCTACCTCTGTCCTGGGTCATGGTTCTGGTTTCATACTCCAGGGTGATGGACCCCTGTGTGTATCCGCTGTCACGGTCATAATCTCCCATGCCGTCTACTGACATCTTGGGGATTTTCACCTCTGCCCCGCCGTTATAAATCACCTGGCCGGCATTGGCATCCATCCAGCCGGTTGTGGCATCCTGTACCGCGATTTTATCCAGGTTTTTCTGGAAAAGGGTTGCAGTCGCTAAAGTATTAATTGCCATATCTTATCTCATCCTTTCATATACGCATAAATCTGATTTTCAAGTTCCTTCATTTCATCGGTCTGCGAAGCATTCTTCGGAGGTTTATCCCCCTTAAGACGTTCCTGCACCGCGGCTTCCACAGCGGCCTGGAAGGCCTTCTCCACAGTTTCGATTGACTTATTGCAGGCATCCGCGCTGGAGCAGTCCAGGATTTCCGCAAGGCTTGTCGGAAGCTTCTTTTCCGCCAGGGTATTTTTAGCCTCTGCCTTTAATTCCCGTCTGGTAAGCTCCGATTCCTTGTCGGCCAGCTCCTTTTCCTTTTTCTGCTGGAGATACTGTGCCTTCTCGTCCTTCGTCATTTTGGCCAGCTTGTCGGCCTCCGAAAGCTTATCATCCGTCAGGGCCTGCCATTTCTCCTGCGCCCTGGTAACGGCTGTGTTCACGGCTTTCTGGACCCTGCGGTCAAACTCCGCCTGGTTGCCCTCGCCCTTTAAAAAGTCATCGAAGCTCTGGCCTTTCCCGCCGGAACCTCCTTCTGCGCCATTCCCATCGCCGTCACCGGATCCGCTACCATTGCCACCTTCGGCCCCAGCGCCGTCGCCGCCTTCAGCAAACAGTTGAAGATTCATCCGGAATTTTCCGCTCCGGACTGTCTCCCTGTTTCTCCTTACTCTTACCATATCTTTCCTTTCCGCTCCGTCCCATTCATACGCCCAGGCCGTTGCTGTAGTTTACCCTCATTTCGGAGCATAAAAATAACACCCAGGGCTCACCTGCGTGCCTATGACTAATCCTATAACTACCCTATAACTTTCCAGGACTCAGGCAGCTTCACCCCGCTGCCCAGAGGGAGATGGGTGGAGCACCTCCTAATTCATATACCTGCCTTCTTTCTCATTTTTCCTGTCCAAATAAGACAATTCCATAGCCTTCAAAATAATACGTGTAAGGTTATAGACCAATGAAATAAAAATTGCGGTTCCGCAAACTTCTAGCAAGAATCCTCACCTCCTTTTTTGTTGCGACGTCGCAACGGTAAAAATGGGTACAAAAATACCACCGGCCTTTACTGACTGGTGGTATCAATACCATAAAACTGTTTTTTCAATTGGTGGATTATCTAACTTTGCAAGCCTCAACAACTCCAAACGAACATGTGCAGGTGCCATAGAGCATTCATTTCCAACATGTTCAATAATTTCATTATCAGGCAAGCTTAATTTCATAAACCCTTTTGGTGTTTTCCCTTCAGGGTAATAGTCCGCGGAAATACTACTTACCGTTTTTACGATGTTTTTCAAGATTACCATAATACTCTAAAGCCTCCTTTCCATAATCAAATTTCTGAGTTGCCAGCTCATGCGCCTTATAATGTTCTATTCCGGGATTTTCCTCTTTTATCTGCATTTCCAATAATTCATGTTCAATCAGAGTTTTATCATGCGGCTTAATATCTTTTCCCAGCATTAAACGCTGCCAGCTTTGAGCAATCGCACAATCTGGATCAAATCGTCTCCGTGTATCAGTATCCGGATCATAAAGCGAAGTCTCTTCAAACAAATATGCCTTGATTTTCCTGATGTCGTCCTCTTTCTTTCCAAGGTTTTCTGCAATCCTCTTCACATCTGTGGAAAAGCTCCGGACTTCTTTGTAATACATATCCGCAAAATCTGAGGCTTCTTTGCTGAAAATATTTGTTATTCTCGCTCCTGATTCCATTATACCAGATCCGGAAGCCTTTGCAACGGATTTCCCCAAATACTTATTGGTAACACCTAGCTTCTGCTTCGCCTTTTGCTCTTCCTCCCACTTTTCAAAGTCTCCACCATTATCTACAACCTTTTTCCATTCTTCATAGCTCATATTCGCCGGCACCAGCTCATCCTTTCCGGTAACCGGGTTCCGCGTCCTTCGTTTCAAGCCCTCCATCTCTTCTGCCGTGGAAGCGCAGACCGTTGTAGAACGGCACCATGGGTGCATCGGCGGGCAGTTTTTTCCAGGGCATTGTTCTGCGACTGGAAACACTTTGTTATCCAACTTCCGGCATACTTCCGAAGTTCTCAAATCCAGCGTTGCCAGGAACTGGTATTTTTCAATGCCGCATTCCCTGTATGCCTCCATATCCATCTGAACGGAGACATTGCAGCTTTCTGTCCGAATCAGGCGCCTGGCCTTGCTGGCACTCACAGCAAATTTATCTGCAATAAGCTCAGCAGTCTCCCGTTCCGTCCTTCCGGTCACCAGATTGAGAAGCAGTTCTTCTTTTAAATCCTTCGCTAAGGCGCTGGTGTTCGCCCAGATGCGTTCCGAATAATGCTTCCCGCTCCATCTGCTGTTGATAATCCGCTCAATAGTCTTTGGATCCACCAGTCCGAAGGAAAAGCCCAGGCCAGTCTCCTGCTGGATACGAAAAATGGACCTGTAATAAGCTTCGCTTCCCAGATCCACGTAATGGCTTGTATGAATTTCCTTTTCCTGTTGATACACCTTCTGCATGACCGAATCTATCTGATTTTGGAGCTGCTCCAGCCGTTCCAGCCTTGCCCGGTACGCCGGACCCTCCAGTTCCGCCAGCAG